GTTGGTCATTTGGATGATCCGCCCGGACCCGGTTCTGGAAGATATCCGTTTGGATCTGGTGACAGATCACTTCAGCGTAATTGGGATCAGTATTCAAGGTATATGAAGCTGAAGCATATGAATGATCCCGAAACAGGAAAGCCTTATACGGAATCTAAGATCGCCGGTCTTATGGGTTACTATCAGACAGACAGCAAGACCGGAGAAGTAAGAAAAGATAAGTACGGCAATCCTATTCCGAACACGTCTTTATTACGTGCCAGAACGACGATTGCAAAGAACTACATCCGTCAGGAAGGTTATGTAAAAGAGATTAAGAAGTACGATTCAAGGAATGATCCTGATACCGGTAAGCCTTATACCAATACAAAGATTGCGGAGCTTTTGGGTATCAATGAATCGTCTGTTCGAAATTATAGAAACTCTGAGCAGGCATCTATTAACGCGTCCAAACCGGAAAACGCTGCTAAACAGCTCAAGGCTCTTGTTGATAAGCATGGTATGATCGACGTTGGTCGTGGCTCTGAAATTTCCCTCGATGTGAGTAGTCAAGGAATGAAAGTCGCCTTAGAGATGCTCAAAGAACAGGGTTATCAGGTCGCTCCTGTCTGGGTTGATCAGCAGGGTGCTGCAAATGGCAATAAGACCATCATAAACGTTCTTTATAAGCCCGGAATCGAATACAAAGATGTCTATAAGAACATGGGCAAGATCAGGTCCATTGAGGAACCGGAAGGAGAAGCCACAACGACTCGTCTTGGTGTGGAAGATCCCATCAGAGTCTCTCTGGATCGAGTCAAGGTCCGTTTCGACGAACAGGGCGGCACCAAGAAAGACGGAACGATTGAGATTCGTGCAAAAGTAGATGAGCAAGGCCGTCTCGTACCTGCTTGTGAAGATTTAAGCCTCGGAAATGCAAAATATGCTCAGGTGAGAATTGCCACAGAAGGTGATCATTACATAAAAGGAATGGCTATCTACAACACAGACCTTCAAGGTTGTGACATTCTCGTAAACTCCAACAAATCCGAGTCAAAAGGGAAAGTCGGAGCACTCAAGGAAATGGAGAAGGTTGAGAAGAACGGGAAAGTTATGGTCGATCCTGACAATCCCTTTGGCGCAACCGTCTACCAGTCCAAGTACATCGGAAAAGATGGCCAGAAACACTTATCCGCTATCAACATCGTCGGTGACATGTGGGGTGTTGATCAGCATAAAGAAGGTGCTTGGGACGAATGGTCAAGGAATTTACCGGCTCAGTTCTTATCTAAGCAGTCCGAGACGCTTATTAAGCAGCAGTTAAAACTCAAGGTACAGGAAAAACAGCAGGAATACGACGAGATCAAAAAACTTAACAATCCAGTCGTGAAAAAGCAGATGCTGAAAGACTTTGCTGATGAGTGTGATGCCGCTGCAGTAGATCTCAAGGCCGCTCCACTTCCCGGACAAAGAGTCCAGGTCATCTTACCCCTCACCACGATCAAACCGAACGAGATCTATGCACCAAACTACGATAACGGGCAGACGGTAGCTCTTATTCGTTATCCGCATACAGGTCCGTTCGAGATACCGATAGTCAAGGTCAATAACAGGAACAAAGAAGCTAGGGCTTTCCTGGAAGATTCAAGGGGACAAGCCAAAGATGCTATCGGAATCAACGCTAAAACCGCTGCAATTCTTTCGGGAGCAGATTTTGACGGAGATACAGTCACCGTTATCCCCATGACGAGGAAAAACGCAACCGGGGAGTTCGAAAGAGTTGTCAACATAAAAGGACTTGGGAATGGACAGGCAAAACTTCCGGATCTGGAAGACTTCAACCCGTCGGATGCATTCCCCGGAACAGACTCTAACGGTAATCCGCTTCCCGGCGTTCACATGATGACAAAACGTGAAAAAGGTATCGAAATGGGCAAAGTCTCAAACCTGATCACGGATATGAGTCTCAAGGGATGCGAAGATCCGGATAAACTTTCAAGGGCTGTTCGGTACTCCATGGTTGTTATTGATGCCGAGAAACATAAACTCGACTACAAGAGGGCCGAGAAGGAGTATGACATCAAATCCCTGAGAGAAGAGTATCAGGATGGTGGCGGTGTTTCTACGCTTGTCTCCAAAGCAGGTGCTGAACGTAGAGATATCATACAAAGACAAGCATGGACACCTAATGCCGGTCATATTGATAAAGAGACTGGTAAGCTCGTGGGTAATACCATCGATCCCAAGACGGGAGAGAAGATCTACAAGCTTGCTCCTAACAGGTTCTACACAACATTCAAGGAAGTTCGTGTCAAAGATCCTGATACCGGTAAGTATGTAAAGAACCCCGACGGCAGTTGGAAGAAAGAGAGAGTTGCTGTTGTAAACGAACGTAGACAGTCAAGTTCTCAAATGGCAGAAGCAAAGGATGCATATGAGTTACTTTCAAGGAATCCCTCTAACCGGGAGATACTCTATGCCGACTATGCCAACAAGATGAAGGCCATGGCTAACAGTGCTCGTAAGGACTGGCTTGCGGTTCCTAAGATGGAGATGAATCCTGCAGCTAAGAAGGAGTACGCATCAGAAGTGCAGTCACTCAATCGTAAGTATTTAGCTGCAAAGAAGAACGCACCAAGAGAACGACAAGCACAAATCCTTGCAACACAGATCATTAATGCAAGACTTGAGGAGAACCCCGGCAAAGCGCAGGACAAGGAGTGGGTTAAGAAGCAGAAGGGGCAGGCTTTAAACAGCGCTCGTTCAAGGACGGGGGCTAAGAAAGAAAGAGTGACCTTTACTGAGAAAGAGTGGGAGGCTGTAAATGCAGGTGCCATATCTGAGACAAGACTAAAGAACTTGTTGCAGAACGCAGACGCCGACAATTACAGACAGCTTGCTACCCCCAAGACCAATAGAATATCTGCAGCCACCGCCGCTCGTATCGAGGGTCTCCTTGCTGCTGGTTGGTCCAGATCTGACATAGTGAATGCGGGGTACGCATCCATGGATACTATCAAGAAGGTACAGGCAGGAGCGGTAGAGTCTTGAATTCAAGGCCACCCTCTGCAATTTCAAGGTTTTTTGTAGGTTTCAAGGTAGTTAAACTTCTCCGGGGCTTTCAACAGAGCTCCGGAGACTTTTATAAATCGAATTATAGGGCTTCGGAGGTATTTCTATGTCCCAAAAGAAAGAAGTATGGGTAACTACGGTGGATAACCCCTTCGACCCCTTCACCCAGTGGGATCGTTGGTACCGATATGACATGAACATGGGGTACAATACATGTGGGAGGCTCGCTAACATGGCGGCTATCTCTAACGATCTGTCAGACGCAGAGATACAGGATTGTATAGATGCAGCTATACAGGATTTAATTAAGTTTTATGAACCTTTTGAGGTTTATACACTTGCAATCGAAGGACAAACACAAAAGTTTGGTTTGTAAATGTTTGTTTGCTTACATTTATTTTGTGTTTGTGTGTAATTTGTTTGTAAATTTCATTTGTTTGTGTTTGTATAAATAAATTTTGTTAATTTCTTTTGTTTATTTCTTCTTTTTTGTTGTTGATTTGCTTTGATACATGCAAAAGTGTTTATAAATAGATAAAAATAAAAAGAAAATGAATAAAACACATGCGTTCGTGTACTTTTTATGCAATTCTGTATAAACATACTCCTATGCAAATAGACGTACCCATGTCTTTGTAATAATACCCACACTTAAACAATGATGCCCGTACTCATCAGGATATAGCCATGCATGTGGCCAATGGCGTGCAAGTTTTTATGTGTTTACAAACAAAGAAAAAGATTTATTTTAGTTTTCTTTTTGTTGTTTGCGAATTTATTTGTACACAAACGTGAGTGCGAATGCGAAAAGAAAAATAAAAACAAAAAGATTTAGAAAAAAGAAAAAGAAATTGCAAAAACTTTTTGTTTTTCGTTTAAACGTTTCGTTTTCGTTTGAATTGCGTTTGCATACCTTTATGCTTTCGCGAGAAGGGCCCTAGAGGGGGCTCGCACGAGACACACCCCCTCCCATAT